TCTCTACTTAATTTAACTAATCCCTTTTTATTGGCAAGCTTGTTAATGCTATTTATCAATTGGACAGTATCCTTAATCTGCCTGTCCCCAATTAATGCTGATAAAACTTCACTAAATGTTGAATATGCCAGCATCGTCTTATTGTCCGAGATCTTCTTGATCCAGTCATCGGCTATTTCAGTAGCATCTCTTTTTTCAAGCAAATTGGTGGATTCAAGACCGGCCGTTAAAATTTGGGACACTATATCCAATTCTTTAACTTGATCAGACCTAGTATGGATCCAGATCAAGTCCTTTTCATGAATGTTAATTGAAAATCTGCTGTCTTTACGATAAATGAATTTAATAATCGGTGACGAATATCTAGCCAGCTTTGAATCGGCAACTTCTTCCTCCTCGATTACTCTACCTACTGGAGCAATAGGCAAGTCTCCAACTTCTAACGAAAATTCCGAAAAAGGAAAATTCGCTAAAAAAGGATACTTTTTGTTTAATATTGCCCTATCTTGCATGAGCACAGCTGCCATTAGTCGATACTTTTTAGTATTTATTTAAGATTATACTACCTCGCTAAACTTCGTTCTTTGAAGTTGTACAAAACAGTATACGAACATTGACGACATGACAAGAACTGAAAAAGAAACGCTGATCAAATCTCTAGATCTTAAACAAAACGCAATCAAGATCTTAATTAACTCATTCTATGGAGCCTTCGGTAACCGATACTTCTATTTTCACAACAATGAGATTGCTCAGTCTATTACTCTACAGGGCCAAGACCTAATTAAATTCTCAATCAAGGCAGTAAACCACTACTTTATGGCAAAGTGGCACCTTGACGAAGAGTTACATCAGCAATTAGGCATTGCAGGCCGACAAGTTAATCAAATCGATAAAGAAGCTGCAATTTATACAGATACTGACTCAGTCTACATCTGTTTTGACTATGCAATCCAATCAGTTGAAGGACTATCTCAAGAGTTGGACTCAAACCAGTCTCTTGAATTCTGTCTTGCGATTAATAGACATCGACTCAAGGACTATTTTAAGCAAGCCTTTACTCGCTACGCAGCTCACTTTCATACAGACAACCGTCAAGACTTTGAGCTTGAGAATATTTCCAGATCCGCAATTTGGCTTGCTAAGAAAAAGTATATCCTAAAAGTATCTTATAAAGATAATACAAAGGAAGAGCTACTAGCCAAAGAATCATTAACAATCAAGGGACTTGAGGCTATTCAAGCAGCGTATCCAGTTTGGGCCAGAACCCACTTGTACAAGTTATATGAATACTTACTTGAAGTCGGTAATACATTAGATCTTGAGCAAGACCTAATTCCAAGACTAAATGCAATTCGCGATGAATTTGAACAGTTGCCGATTGATCAGATTGCATTTAACTTTTCAGTCAGAGTATATGATGACTATGTAAAAAAGCTAGTACCTCTACAGTTAGAGAAAGGTATCTCGATTTATGCTAGAGCCGCAGCTTATCATAATCATATCATTAAGAAGACCGGCAACCAAAAGTACAATTACATTCAGTCTGGTTCAAAGATTCGATTCTATTATGCAGCTGCAAATGAATATGAATTTGATATTTTCGGTTATGCTCCAGGTTCTTATCCAGAAGAGTTTGCGCCGCCAATGGACAAGCAACAGCAATTCTTTAGAATGATTGTTGAACCAATCAATAAGATACTAAAGGCCATGCAGTATCCAGAATTAACTTCTTCGCTATCACGTAGCATTGAATTAGTTAAGTCTAGAAGCCGCAAAAAAGACTTCACTGATGAAGAAATGTATCCATTGTATGCAGTTCACAGTCAAACGCTAGAATATGCAGAAATTCCAGAAAGTTGCCAAGGTTTTATTGGTAATCCAGATGCGCAAATTCCGCCAGATCTGATGATGATTTACTTGCAAGCAATTTCGCAGTTTGGTCTAAACACAGTAGTTGTACCTAAGCATGAGCTTGTTAAATATCGAGAGCGTATTGCTAAAAAATTAAGCATCACAGTCGAAGATCCATTTGCTCTATCGATTGAAGAAATGCAAGATTACGTTCGAACCAATGGCTGGACTGAAGTTATGAATAATCAGGACGGCGGCTCTTGGCTGCAAACTGACAAATACGAAAGAGCTTTAAAACAGGGCAAAGAAGTCTATTCGATGGGAGTTGATCTAGTCAAAGCTTATAAATCTGCATCTAAACCCAAACCCAATAAGAAGGTAGAAGAAACTGCGTGAAACGATCCGAAGTAGTAGCATTTATTAAACTTATTCTAGAGAGGAGATTTCCGGATACTCTAGAAAAACAAAAAATTGAGACTGGCACTGAGCACAAACTCAATTTTGCATGCCCTATTTGTGGAGACTCTCAAAAGAAGATTGGTAAAAAGCGCGGCAACCTTTATCTAGATACCAAACATTACAAGTGCTTCAATGACGGCTGTATGGCCTATATGAGCCTTGCAGAATTTGTATCTAAAATGAGTCGGCGCTTTTCGGTGCTGATGCCGACTTTTATTCTAGAAGAGGATACTTCAGTTAAGATAAAAAGGGCAGACAACCAGCTTGTTCGATTCCTAACTTCAGATACTACAAAATTGATTCGAATAACTGATGTTATTAATCGATTTTCGTTGAAGAGGCTTGATCTAGTCGATGAGGATTCGCCAGCGCTAGCGTTTATTAAAGGCCGCGATCTTGACCGAATACCAGAGTATGGCGATTTTCTGTATACTGACTCTGCAAATTCTCGAATCTACATCTTTAACTTTGATAGAAAATCCGGCAAGGTCCTTGGACTAGCGACTCGAAGTTTAAAAGCTGATGTTGACAGAAAATACATCATTAAGAGCTATACTGAACTTAGTTCAATGTTTGTGCAAAAACAGCTCGAACGAGCACTGATTGAAGACGCGAACTTTTTAAACAATTATTTCAATATTCTAAACATTGATTTTTCGAAACCAATTCTGTTAGCTGAAGGTCAATTCGATTCGATGTTAATTAATAACTGTATTGCCACGTCTGGCGTAAGCAAAGCAAAATCAATTCTGACTAATCTTGGTTCAAAGGCCGGCACTCGGATAATCTTTGATAGAGATAAAGCTGGCAAGACTCAGATGATGTCCCTGATTAAGCAGGGTTACTCAATATTTCTTTGGAATAAAGCACTAGATACAATCAAAAAGAGTCATCCAGAGAGTGACTCGTTAATCTCTCTGCAACAGGTCAAAGATATTAATGATCTATTCTCTTTCCTAGTCAAACGAGATTCGGATCTAACAGTTGATCGCTTTTCAAATTTCATCAATGGTTACTTTAGTGAGACTGTCCTCGATATGGTCTACCTATAAATAACCATATGAAGCCAGTTCAAAAGAACAACATAAAAACCTTTTTAAAGCCTCGTCAGGGTCAAATTCAACAGGGCTACTTTAGGCCATCCAATCCAGACAAATACATTGGCGATCCAAATCAAATAATATTTAGGAGTTCTTGGGAATTTAAGTTTCTAAAATGGTGTGACGCAAGCCCAACAATTATAAAATATTCGTCAGAGCCAGTTGGTATTCCATATTACAGCCCGTTAGATAAACGCGGTCACATTTACTATGTCGACTTTTATATTGTGACTAAGGATAATGAAGGCAACGAAAAGTCTTGGTTAATTGAAGTAAAACCAAACAAATACACCAAACCGCCAGTTGCACCAAAGAGAATGACCGACAAGCAGACTGCTAACTATGTGTATGCAGCCAAGCAGTTCATTCTCAATCAGGCTAAGTTTGAAGCAGCAAAAGCCTTTGCCGCAACTCGAGGCCTGCAGTTTGGCATTATAACTGAAAACTTTTTGTTCAAATCAATATAAAATATAGTAATGGCATACATTGACTTAGATTCGTATATTACTGACGGCATTGTTGCTGAGACGTCAAACTATGCTAATTATTATTTTCAGCAAGAAGGAATCGCATACTCAAGATTTAGATTAATTCCAGGTCATTTCTATTCATTTAACGTGGTGAATGCATTACCAAATGATGTTGTCCCAAACTTATCTGAAACGATGAGCCAAAATGATCTAAAGCAGTACTCAATTAAACGACCGTATTATGATAATGCGCCAGTTTGCTTAAGCCTTGGTGGCCAGGATGGAGAAATCATCCTAAATCTTAAAATGATTCCACCAAAGTTAAGGTCAGTTATAATTAGAAGGTACTTGGGAGCAGTTAGAGAACGTCTCAAACTGTTCTATGACGATTCCGATAACTTAATGCCATTTGAGAGTAGACTAGCTGATCGATTAATCGGCCCATTCTTAACAGTCAATCCGGCATTCATGTCAAAGCTCACTGGAATTAACTTGAGCTTTGCGCTAAATAAATATCAAAGAGAGAATATGGCAAACATAGCTCTAATTGATTGGGAAGATGTTTCAAAAATCGAACAAATTGATTATCGAAACGATCCAACTATTTCAGTTAAGACACCAGTTGCCGTCCTTCTATCAGAATTTGGAAAATAACGCCCATAAATGGCAGGCTTTTTAGATAGTAATCCACTTAGCGGTATCAGATCAAGACTAACTGACCTGAGCCGATTTGGAATGAAATACGACGACCTTTTGGTCAAAAATTCACAAGCGATCGGCTTTATTGAAGGTCAATTGAGTGGCATGCAGGGCGGACTGCTTGGAGACGATTTGATGAAAGCTACTCTTGCTTTATCAGACACAACTTCAAGTCTAAGATCCAAATCAATCGCATTCTTTCAATTAGATTACGTCTCAAAGAGAGAACGACTTCGTGATATTGCATCAAATGGTGAAATTGAATTTATTCTTGAAACAATAACTGATGATGCAATCGTTTATGATGACGATAATCGTTTCTGTTATCCAAATGACCTAATCGGAGAAATCCGTTATAAAGGTCGTAGCAAAGAAGCACGTTTACAGTATCAAGAAAAAATTGTTCAGCGTTATCAAGAAAATTTCCAAAAGATCTATTCATCTTGGGGATTCGGCACAGGTATCGCAGCTTGGCAATATTTCTATCAGTGGTTGATTGAAGGCCATCTTGCCTTTGAAATCATCTATGACGATCCAATGAATCCTAAAAACATCATTGGTTTTAAAGAACTTGATCCAGCAACCCTATTTCCACAAGTTAAAAAAGACTTTGCTGGTAAAATCTATCTTGAATGGGCCCAAAAAGATCCAAAGGGTGCAAAGATTAGAACTCTGACTGATTCTCAAGTAATTTACATTTCTTATTCAAACCAGTTTAGAACTAAACGAGTATCCTTCGTTGAGAGAATGGTTCGCTCGTTTAATCTACTTAGAATCATAGAACATTCTAAAGTTATTTGGCATACAATGAATGCGCCGATTCGCTTGACAACAACTGTTCCAGTTGGTACAAAGTCAATGCAAAAGGCCAAGGAAGACATTCGCGAATTTACAAATACTCTAAAAGAAGATATTTCGTTTGATGGAGAATCTGGCGAATTAAAAGTTGACGGTAAGCCTAACATTCTTTTCTATAAGAACTATGTTTTACCAGTTAACGATCGTAATGAACAGATTAAAATTGAGCCACTAGAATACGCTGGTCCAAATCTATCAGGTTCAGAGTTATTAAAGTATTTCCATGATAAGTTAAAGCTTGATTCAAAAATTCCAGAATCTCGTTTTGGTGACGGTATGGGAACATACACCATGAATTCTGAAGGAATTTCTCGTGAAGAAATTCGTTACAATAAATTTATCTCTAGGCTACGTTCAGCCTTTAAAGAGATAATCACAAAGCCTCTTTATATCCAAATGTGTCTGGATTTTAAAGAGTTAAAAGACGATCCTAAATTCTCAAATGCAATAGGTCTACAATTCTATGATGACAACGTATTTGAAGAAATCAAACAACAGGATCTGCTTAACAAGCGCCTTGCTACTCTTAATGCTCTTAAAGCAGTAGTCGACGACAGCGGTCAACCTTACTTCTCAACTGAATACTTAATTAAGGAATACCTTAAGATGAGCGATGAGGATATTGATAAGAACCGTGACTATTTAGCTGCATATGGTAAAGCCCTAGAAGTTAGTGCTGATGCTGGAGCAGTACCGCCGCCTCCAGCCGGAGCGCCAGCCGCGCCAGCCGCTGAGACTCCACCGACTGGTGAAACTTCAAAAGAAGTCGGCGAACCAGGTTCCCTATAATTATCACATAAAAAAGGAGACAGGTAGCGAATCTGTCTCCAATGTCCGTGAACTAGTCCCGGTCCTAAGTGGGGTCTTCAAACCCCGACTCTCTTTATGAAAATGGATCTAAGTCTGGATTAGGAATCATACTCCAAGCTTTTTCAGCATTGATTCCAGTGCCTCTTGCAATTTGTGTTTCGAGAGCAACTTCTTTTAATAGAGCTAGAGCCTCAGTGTATTCTCCATCAGTCAACATACTTTCGATTTGGTCAGCGTCTTCCTGATTTAGTTTAACTCGATATACGACTGCATGTCTTTGTGAATTGGCACGAGCTCTCATTTGCAGCATGCCTACTTGGTTTGACCAGCCTTTTCTAAGTTTATTACCTGCGCCAGGTTCGTCTAACCCAAGTTCAGCGAGGCGATCTGCGTCGTCTGCATCTGACATATCTGGTTCTTTAATAAATGATTCAATGCCGTTGCAATCTGCAAGGCCAACCCACCAAGTTGGCGTTGAATACGTTTCAAATAAGGGTACATATTTTCTCATACATCAAATAATGCGGCAAACACAGATGTGGTGCCATCTATTTTTATATCAAGGGCAAGCGTTGATTTGAAAGGATCGTCTGCGCTGTCTAAATAAGCAACCGACGATTTAATATTATACTTTCTGGAATTCAACACATAGTCTTGAATTAATTGATTAACTTCCTGTTCCATTGGTGCAACACTCAGCGTATCAAATTCAAACAGGTACTTCTCCATACCGAATCCAAAATCCGGTTCTCCAAGAACTTCTCCTTTCTTTGTTAAAATAGTCATCCTAACTTGCTGAATAGTATTTTCAATATCATCCTTAACTTCGTAGAGGTTAGGCTGATAGTTAGGATCCTCTGAATTTCTAAAATATAGATCTACTGCCATTGTCTTATTGTCTTATTAGGAACATCCAATCTGCTGTGTTCTCGCCCTTCATCATTTCCATAACTTGAGTTAATTCATTCTCTGCACGAGTTACCAGATTTGTATAATTTACCTTAACTCCACCAGGTAGGTTGTAATCGAAGCTAGTTAAGAGTTCGCCGAGTCTAAGTTTTGCTTTTGCTCTAACGTATCTCTGGAAAAGTTCATCATTGTATAAATCTTCCAGTTCAATCTTCTTAGCTACTTCTAATACCATACCATTAGCGATCGGGCTTCGGCCCATGATGATTAAATCACGAGTATTACGATTATAATTATAGGCAAATGTATCTAGTACAAAGCCCTTAGTTAAATCCAAGAAAGAGAACAGGATTGTTCTGTACATGATAGATTCACCAATGAACGGTGTTAAAAAGATCTCAGAACCGACAAATTTATTTTCGGAAAAATCTCGGTCAATTGACCCAAAGATTGAAGCGCCTCTAGGCTCTCTACACTGATGCACAAATTGTACACAATCGGGTAGTCTGATTGCTCTTTCCTTTTTAAATCGATCGTTTTTGAAAACGTCCTGTGGAATAGCTAAATATCTGGGCTCAACTGCATGGCGCCAGTTATCATAGAAATAACCTTCAGCGATCTTAATGATTCTCGCGATCTCCTTTTCTGGAATTACATACGGTAATGCTTTGGAAAAGGTTAATTCTTCTTGAATATCTGCTATTAATTCAGCTTGCGTCATTTAATTAAGCTTTTTTATGCAGCTGGGGTTTCTACAACCTTTAAGGCTGCAACTTCTGCTCTCTTTTTAGCTAGATCTGCTTTTCTAACTTCTAAAGCTGCACGGTCTGCGGCCAATGTTGCTTTTTGAGTCATTGAATTTGGATCTAGTGGTTTAATATTAGCTTCTCTCGCTTCAATATCAGCTTCAGCCTTTGTAATTTCCGCGTCTTCTGCTTCAATTTGGGCTTTTTTCTGTGCAACCTCAACATCAGTTGCTTCAAATACGTCGTCTTCCTCGTTTTCGTAATCTGTTTCGCCGTCTTGTGCCATCATAGCAGCTTCATCGAATAGCTGAGAAGATAATTCGTAACCTGCCTGTTTTGCCTCCATTTTAGCGCTTTCGTAACTATCAGGTAGTGAACCGCCAAAGAAGTCTAAAACTGAAAATGCATCTCTGAATTTCTTTGCTGAATCAAGACCAACGTCTTGCATTCTTTCTCTTTCATGTCTATCAAATGACTCCTTCAAATTAGAGTTAAAGTCATCGAATTTTAAAATTGTTGATCCCATCGTATGGTCTGACCTTTTGGTTATTTATCAGTCATCCATTCTAGATTATATTTCTACCTAAACTAAAAAAGGGCGCTGAAGCGCCCTTATCTAGTGTATCAAAGTAGTCTATTACTTGCTAGGATCAGCAGTTAATGGAATCAATGAAGGTTCTAACATTTGAGTCAAATAATCAGATAGTTTCATCATACCTTCAGTCGCAGGTAGTTGCTCAGCGTGTACTTTAACTTCGTACTTAGCTGAATTATCGGTGCTTCTAGTATTTTCTTTGTGTGTTGCTACTTTACCAGCAACAGTTGCAGAGAATTTCATTCCCCACCAGCTAGCGCTTGCGCTTGCAGAGTATGAAGTTTCGCTGTCTGAACTTTCTTTTGTTGTTTCAGAAGTTTTAACTTCCATCGTGAATGCAATATCAGCTGAAGTAATTGCCAAAGATGGTAGTGGAACCAATGGTAACATTGGAACTTTGTTGTATAGTTTCTGGATTTCCTGTTCGCCAGTTTCTCCATTTGTAACAACACGGTTCATCTCAACATCTAGCGATCTAGCTGTAGCGTTACCGTCTTTGTCTTTTTCAAAAGCTACTTCAGAGATGTATCTCCAAGTTACTTCATTTAATTTAGCTTGACCTTTTGCCATACCGACAATAGGCGAAACAATTAGATCTTCGATTGGAAGCCCTGCAAAGTTGTCTGCGATTCCTGCCATAAAATTGTGAATTTTTTGTTATTTATCTTTTCTGGGTAGTCAAATCCAGGAGGTTACCCAAATTTAACCTGGCCTTTATATTGCTTTTTAATATCATCAATCTCCTTTAGGACTTTAGTAAATGATTCTTTAATTTCATCGTTTACTGTAAAATCCAAAATTGTGCGACAGTGTGGGCACGCCGAAACTGGATTTTTGATGATAAATTCTAGAGTTAAGCCTAACGGCTTTCTACACATTGGACAGGGTAATGCCATCTAAATTAATTCTTTTTAATCGTCGGATCGTTTAGAGTTTGAATATACGAATCGACTAGTCGGCTGACCGCTTCAGGCTTGTCGTCAGCTTTGAATTTGACTTTGATTTTTGCCATGCCGTTATTATCCTCGTTTTTGCCAGAGTCAACTGTGATCGGTGGCAAATTGTGCACATAGCCCTTCTTTTTGAAGAGACCTAGCAGTGCTTTCTTTATTTTAGAGACATCATCTACATTGGTGCCAAATATCAATCTAGCCTCAAATTCGATTTCAAGTTCATCTAAGCCAATTGATGAATGATCTGCTAGAATATAGAGAGGAAAATCAACAGGTTTGTCGCCAATAATGAATCGCTTCATAATCGGAGTACCGTCGTCGTTGAAATAGTTACGAATTGAATTTATGTGCTGTTTCTCACTAATTCCCTGAGCGACCATTGCTGCTTCCAGCAAGCCACCAACTAATTCTTCAATATTTAACTTACTCATAAATTATCGGCGATCGTTTAATAGATCTTGTACATACGAATCACGCTGTTGGTTTAAATAAGCCTCACGTTCAGTAGATTTCTTAATGATCATATCAGTTAGTTGATCGATTTTAGCATCCTTTTGATCAAGTAGTTTTTCACATCTAGCTAGCTCAGCTTCAAATAGCTGATTCTGGTAGACTAGAATACCGACCATTAAAATAATCGTAAACGATTGCTCCTTTAGCTTATTGAAAAAAATATCAACAAAGCCAGTTTGTGTAGCTTTTTGGTTTTCCATATAATTATTCTTTAGTAAAGTCCTTAAAGCGTAAGACCTTACTCTCATTCATAAATCCATCTCTATACGTTGGGTGTTGAACTAAACGTTGAGTTGGCACTGGATTAATA